TGTTCCTACCTGCACCGCCGTCGGTCAGAAACACCGCTCCCGCTTACATAAGATGCTGTGTCAGCTTTCCGAGTTGGGACACGACCTTATCTATAGACCGCTCCCGGTCCCTGGCACAGGTGCGCATCAGCAGTGCCAATAGCTGCAGAACATTTGGCAGTGGTTAGGCCAATCGGTATAGGTTGTGTTTCCACGTGGGACTGTTTTGGCGCCAGACCGATGCAGGTGCGGGTCTTACTCACCGGGTGCAACCGGGCGCGGTTCACTCAAGAATGTCTAGAGCGTGCAAAATTGAGTCAAGGTTCGAAAACAACACAGGTGCCAAGAACATTTGCAGGATACACCCAAAGATGTTTATTTGGTTTTCTTCCTTTTTTTTGTTGCATGACGGGAGGGGGAAGAAGTAGAAGCAAGAGACCGTTTGCGGTTGTTGGGAGTCCGTATACCCTGTGCAAGGAACTTCCTTCCCAAAGGAAACTGGTCAAGGTCCATAGATAGCCTTTCAGTAAAGTCCACATTCCAGAAATTATATTCTCCATATGGGTCCTCAGGCTCTTTTGGAGGCTGATCCCTCGGACAACGTGTAGCAGCAGAGTCTATGAAGCGGTAGGCGTCCTCCAAGAGCGACGATGTGGGTGGATTGACCCCCAAATTCCATCCGTCCAGTATAGAAGGACTTATGGTCTGGAGATTGCTGAGCACCTCGGGCGTGAGGGGTACAACACATAGCTGCACAATAAGGGTGATCTCGAATTCCTCAACATGCCTCTGATAAGTTTTGAACTTACTGTAGTCATATTCAGCAACCTCTTCAGTGGCCATTGTGATAGTCATGTTAGTGCCCCGGGTGTTATCGGCCACGGTTACAAACAGCTGATTTTGCCAGCATATACCATTGTTAAGACCCTGAGACCTAACTATCCAGTATGGCCTGTTAAACACCTGAGCATCACTGGACACAAGAGAGCCACTCGGAGTGCCAAAGTACACAGAGGTACCCAGAGTTCCCTGGGCCTGAGACCCGTTGGGCTTAACATACTTGTCTTCAGGGACAGCCTCACCCGGAGTACCTCCCCTACTCATGAAATGGCGAGCATAGGTCTGTTCCTGCCGTGCAAAGAAAAATAAGGAATTGCCAGTAGTTTCCTGGGACATCTTCAAGAAATCAGGATATTTACACGTTGATGTGTTTATGTCAAGGGGCACGTCAGACTTATTTTCCTGCAACTCCTTAAAATTCATTGCTCCAAACCCTGTGTCAAACATGTCACCGTCCTGAATGACAGAGTTAAGAAGCTCTATGGGTGGGCAATCTCCCTTTTTGACAGAGACATTGGTGCAGGGGCGTGCCCTGCGCCAATGCTCCCCCATAGCAGGGGCACAGCCTACTATTAGCATTTGTGTCTGCTTGACATCAAGGGCCATATTTTGTCTGTTATCCTTACCTTGTGCAGGGTCATAATTCGAGGGGTTTTCAGCATCACGAAACTTGTTAAAAAGCGGGTGTCCCGAAACCCCCATCCCAAGTGGCTGACCCCTTCCTACATCAATACCCTGAAGGCCCCACACAAGCCTTTCCTTTGTAGGATCATGTACTGTTGTGTCACCAAAAGAAAACCTGTTAGGGTCAGGAAGCTTTAGCCTAAAAACTCTAAACTGATTGCTGGAGCACTTGGGGACCTTTATGGTCTCCTTGTCCTGATCCTTTATCTCATAGTAGGGGTGACCCACAAGCAACAAGCGCTCGGAGTGTGCATGGCAGTAAATGTTGGTGCGTTTCACATAGTCATCTGTGTTTAGAACCTTTGTTACAGGGGTGGGCGGCAGGTATATCTTCTGACTGTTGGGTGTCCACAGTGACATCTGCAACAAATTAAAATGACACACGTTTGCGCCTGCGCCTGCGACGCTTCCTACGAAGACTAGGGTGCAAACTGTAATCCACCCCCCCGTAATAATATATCACCACATCCGGTCGCGGTGGGCGTGTGGGCCTTGCAGGAAACATGTCCTGGTAGTCGATGAAAACACCACCATCGGACGTGTCGACAGGACCCCCTGTAGCAGGCGGGCGAACCACCACACTGATAGACTGACGGTTCCTGCCACGGCCAAAAGAGAGCTGACCATGTATAAGGGGGTCGTCATCACTGTCCAGCAAGTGGCGATAAGCATCCGCACTGGCATCCAAGTCCGCGCTGGTTAGACTATCCAAGGTGATGCTTTCAAAAGCATCCTCATCAAAGGCCAGGTCAGCAGGGTCACTTACTGTTATAGGGTCAGAGTCAGAAATAGTTACAGGACCCCCCTCAGAGGTTTCCCCTAAAACAGACATTTCTATAGATTCATGGGGAGTGATGTCACTTATGTCATGCATGAAGTGTACCTGAGACCCAATGCGGACCCCACTGCGTGTGGTGATTCCAGCCCTAGACCCATAGCGACTGACTGTGATCCTACCACCCGTTTCAGAAAAGTGGGCCCGGGACAGCCGGACTATATCTGTAAAATCAGGATCGGGCGCAGCGGCAGGCTCAGAAGGGGCCTCGAACTCCAGGGTCTCATCAAATAATGGATTGTCAAAGCCAAACTGAACCAGGCTTCCAGGCCTGTCATAAAACCTGGGGTCCGAGACACGAACCCTCTCATATAAACGCCGCGGGTAGCCCCCGCGTCTGCGAACTGCCTCAGTCCTACCTCTAGGGGTACTGGTTCTAAACTCAGTCAATGGTATGTTTTCCCCCACTGAGACCCCACTATTTTCCCCCGTGATAAAGATGTTGTGTGAGGATGATGTTTCACCGTAATCATGGCTGCTATCGGGGGCAATCTCAAAAGCAGGGTTTGTGTATTGAGACCATGTGACACTGGACCTGGACGGAGGGGTCGCCTCAGGGGGGACATGTAGCACAGCAGTTGTAAAGCCATCCACGTTGGCCTCGGTAGACACAGCAGGCACCTCTGGGGTAGGTAGCTGGGGCCGTTGGGTCAATTCTATTTCAGCCTCCACAACCCTAACATTGGTGGGGGTACCATCCGTGAGGGGAATAATGACAGGATCCTGTGCATCTACAGGGAGCACCTCTGCCGGTCCCAGCGCGTCGACCGGAATGGGGGGGCGAACCACCCGGCCACCGGATCCGATGTTCACGCCCCCGCCACGCCCCCCAAGGGGTGTATAGCCCGTAGCTCCTCCCCTACCAGAACCGGTGCCGATGGAGAGCCCTCCAAAGTATGTTCCCGCAGCCCCCCATTGCAAAATTTTGTCGGCAATGGTTGTGCCTTCAACCTTATTTATTACATCGGGGGGGCATGTATTGTTCAGCTTGCAGGTTTTGTACAAGTCCTCAGCGGCAGCTCGCCGCGTCCTGCGCGCGCGCACCATTTTGTATAGTTTGCAAAGCGGGAATTACAAAGCTTGCATTGAGGTCATTGCATTCAAGTTGTGTGGAGGCTTACAGTACAAAAGTAAAAACAGTACAAAAAGTAAAAATTGAAATGCAGGGTGAGAGGGCGCTAGACACTGTGAATGTTGGGTGCCTGCCTGACCGAGGGTGGGAGGCGAACAGTCCGAAAAAAGTCTGTTTGCTGCTGTGAATTGGCAAAGGTCAACAGAATCCTTGCTGAGCCTATCCTGTCCGAACCCGGTCCAGTCCAGTACCAAGTGGTACTCGCATACAGAAACTTATGTGCATGGTGATGCTGCAGTCTATATCTGTAGCACTTAAGAGTGTTTGGAGGTCCACACAAGACTACAGCCGTCTGGGGGCTATCCCCAGCTTCCCGAAGAAGGTTTGGAGGTCTGCCTCCAACTCCTCTTTGAGCTCCCAGGCGTCCTTCCCGAGCTGCAGCAGGGCCCGGTCTAGGTCTGCGTGCTGCTTCTTCAACTTGGGCCGCCGGCGACGGCGGTGGGCTTCCTCCGGCAGCGGGAGAGGAACCCAAGGGTCTGGGGTCAGCGACAGGGAGTGCAACGTTCTCGGACTGTCTACATCCCCTTGGTTGTGAAACTCCTCCTCCCCCGTCTCCTCCGAGAACGGAAACCAGTTGGGGTTGGTCCGGGGGCTCAGGGGGACACCTCGGGGAAGTGCAAACCTCCTTGGGCTTCTTTCCGCCCCTGGCAGCTCCTGGTCCCCTTGCCCGCTTCCTCCCGGCGACACCGGTGGCAGTGGTGACGGGCCTCTGCTGTACCCCGACCCCTGCGGCCTCTGCAGGAACGGGTTGCGGTGATGCGGTGGGGGTATGTCCCACTGGCTCAGGGGGTCTTCCCCGTTTCGGAAGCTCCCTGCCTCGCCGAGCAGGCTCTGCACCGGGCTTGGGGGATGGCGAAGTGGTGTCGGGGAGAGGGGAGGCGTAAGGGTTGGTGACCTCAGCTGCTGGCGACGGCGGCGGCGTCCCCTCTGCGTCGGCCCCTCCGTGCTCACTGTGTCCGGAAACGTCTCTGTTTGGGGATAACCGTCCAGAATATAACGCAGTTTCTCCGCGAACGTCGGTGGGCGGTGTAGTGCTAGTAACGGGGTCGCAGAGAGAAATAGTCTCATTGTTATACACCACCTCCCACGTACCGGTGCTGCTAAACCTCGCAGCATCAGGCGCAAACTTTACATAATATTGCTTTTGCTCACAGTCCCAGTACCATATCCCCTGATGGTCAACCTGACTCTTTGAGAGTCGCCATGTGTCCGACAGATCCTGATAATATATCCGGTTCCACAGTGTATACTGCATGCTATTTTCAGGATTGCCATCATAAATGACCTCTACTATACTAGACCCTTTTTTCCAGCAGCGCTGCGGCGGAGCCATCCACCGCTCCCTGCATGTGTCAGAGAGTGTCCATGTCTCTGTCGCCCACGGAGAGTCACACAATGTCTGCAGCACGAGCTGTATTTCTATCGCCTGCTTCGCTCTCTCGGCCGTTACCTGCAGAGGTGGGACGGGCTGCATACCCACCCTGGTCACCCCGGACTTCCTTGCAAAGTGCATTAGCACGTTTTCCCTCCGCAGGAGGTTCCAGTGTTCAACCTGACGGGCCAACAGTCCACTACCCTCTTCATACAGATTGAGAAGGGCGTCTTGCAGAGCATTTAAACGTTTGCTCAGGTTCTCCATCTTCCCCCTCGTCCTCTTGATCACTTAGCTCTAACTGTAACCACAACCTTTTAAAAAAAGATTTCCAATTCTTATGATTAAGCCTGTACAGGGGTTGGCCTTCGTCATTAAAGGGGAAGTCACTTTTAAACTCAAACTGCTGAACTCTAGTGTACAGGTAGCGCCATCTGTCGTTATGTCTTATGTTAAGGTTTGAGGTTATCAACAGTGGCGGACATCTTATTTCTGTGGGGGCCTTATGTTTCATATCTACGCTTATCGGGTTGCCATCCAGGCCATTTCTAAAGTATGTATCCAAATAATCCCACGCTGGTCCGGTGGCATCATCTAATAATGCCAGCCGCGCGTCAGCTAATGGCTGCATCCAAAATTGGCTCTTGGCATTTGCAAAGGAAATGACCTTTCCTCCAAAGAAGCTAAGCAGACTCATGCAGAACATGGACTTGCCCGTGTTTGGGGGTCCGTGTATGCAGATACAGCTTTTTTTAGGAATACCTTTTAGCATGTTTCTAAAGGCACCTAGAAAAACAATGAATTCTATTTGCTGAAATCTGAGGAAGTTTACTATGTCTCTCCAGTCCCCATCGTCCTCAAACCTTTTCATGCGTGCGTATATCCACTCGGACACAGACATGCTTCTCATGATTCCTCTCTTGAAATGCTTAACCATTATTGCACAGTCCCTTAGGTGTTTGGCCTGTGCATTGGTATTCAGCCATGCAGCTGCATTCCTATTCTCATCTGCTAACAGTGCATAGTTATATGCTATAGCACTCTCATCAGTGTGGTCATTGTCAAATGCCCACTGGACCATATCTGAAAGGTCAAACTTATGCTCCTCTACTGTCTGATGGTTTACCAACGTCTGCCGCGTTATCCATGCTGGGGTTTCCCCATGCACTTGGGCGGTTGCTGACATGGACAAACGGAACCAAAAGAGTGCGGCTGGTACGCTCCTAACCTTTGGGGGCTCCGTAAACAACTGATACTCCAAAAAATTGAACTTGGATTTAAGAAATTTATGCAGAGTATCTCTGCACTTGTGCGTTGTAAACCTCAGCAGCATAAGCACCACATACCCGTTTTTGCTACAATTTCCTGTCAGGTTAAAGTATTCACAACATGGCCTCAAGAGCTCCGCCATACTCTCAAATACTGTATGATGCACTCCAAAGACACTGACCACCCAATCGGGATTGCATGTCTTATGGCTCTTAAACGCGCGCGTGAGCTCACTGTAGCTTACTCCAAATGCCTCTTTAAACTTTGCAAGCATTGTGGCTCTCCTGTTTGAACTTTTCAGTAGCTGCTGGACCACCCCCCTGTCGCTGTCTTTCGGTCCATATAGCATACTCTCCCCATCACCCTCTTCCCGCCCCCCCCGCGGCCCCACAGTGTCATCATACTCAACTGCATCTACCTGTACGTCCTCTGAGTAAGAAGCTTCAGTTTCATGGCTGCCTGAGTTCTCGACTCCACTGTCGAAACTCGCCTCAAACAGCCTTCTTTTAGCTGAGGGCTTTGGAGGTGTTATTGTTATAGCCTTAAGCCTAGGGCTTAAGTCTGCTACTTTCTGTTTCGGGCTCATAAACTTTCTTTTTAACTGCTGCACTTGCATAAGGTCATCTGAAAGCTGCTGCTCTTGAAAGACTGCCTGGGTATTCCCCTGCTCTACAGGTGTATCTGTGATCAAATCTGGTATGTCGCCCTCTGGGTCACTTTCCTCATCATCATCTGTGTCACTACACTCTGCCTCCCTTATGATATACTGTCCACTGCAACCTTCCTTGGGATCTGTACCTGCTTCTAGTTCACCCTCCATGATGACCTCTCTCGAATCTCCAGCGGTGCGTCGCGCACTCCGGGCAGCACAAACCAAGGCAGCGAAGTAGCAGGTCCTCCAGGGTCCTTATACCTTCCTGGGTGGACACGACCACGAGTCTTATCCCACGATCACAATGACCACATTCTGTTAAAATTCTGTAAGGAGCTAAAGCCTCCAACCCTCGCTCCGCCTCCTCTTCCTCCTCTGGAGGAAGCTCCTCGTCGCACCACAACTCGTCGACAGGGCAAGGCTGCTCCTCCAGGACAATATCCTTTAAAGTAGCGTCTTTCCCAATCATTATCAGATTTTTATTGGCAAGTGCGACAGCGTCCCCGCCACCTCCCTCTGACTAGAAAAAAACTATCGCCCCGCGTGATGGCAAGTACTAATTCTGTCACAGTAAGCAATTTCAAGCAGCCAAAGCACCGACAGAACACCGTTGTTAGGCCCCCACCAAACTGTTCTGCAAACTGTACACCGGTTAGGATACGTTCTGTAAAAAGCTCACGCTCTCTCTCCGCTACTTTTCTTGCACATGCACTACAGCTCGCGTGGGGGTACCCCTTCTTCCAGGTTAGCTGTAGCTTCTTGAAGTCAAATGCAACAAGGTCACTGTACGTTAAGAAGACTCCACAAAACACACATGGCAATAGCAGGTCCTCCAGAGGCACGCCAATGTGATCAGCCAATGAAGCTGCCCCTTGCAAATGCTCCATAGCAACATGCCCAAGTGCACCGCTCCACATATATAGCAGTTTTTTGGCTCAAAAGCACGACCGGATTCGGTTGCCTAGAAAAAAAACTATCTATGGTTGTTGTTGTCAGCAACAATCAACAATA